GTTGTTGAAAAAATGGATATACTCCCACATGATGCTAATAGAAAATATGATGTATCTCCTCACAGTGCTCTTGATATATTTGATGGTAAAGGCTTAAAAGCAGATACTATATATGTAAAAAGAGACATGTCACACGCACAAGTTAATGAGGAGCTTAAAAAATTTACAAAGGGAGAGCCAATGCTTAGGTTAGATTCTAAACATTGTGTATTATTAGCACAGTGTTTAGCTGGTTATACTAGACATGAGCAGACAGGTCAACCTAGGAAAGATAATTATTATGAGCACATATCTGATGCATTTAAATTAGGATGTTTCTATGTGTCACGAAAATTAACAGAAACAGATACTGAGCTAAAAGAACCAAGGTACTTTGGTCTAGAGTTTGGCGGAGGAAGTAGTAGGATATTATGAGAGAATCAGATATATTAAGATATTTTAATTATATACAGAAAGAAGCTGAAGATGGTTTTACAGCTGTAAGAAAAGATTGGCAAGAAAACCTAAAGTTTTACATGGATGAATACCAGTTTGAAAACAAGTTATCTTGGCAGACTAAAATAAAAGACCCTATAGTAGATAACTTAATAGTTAGAATGACTAACTTTTTTGTAAGAATACTAATGTCTGCTGATAATAAATACTTTACAGTAGAGCATCCTAATCCATCTATTAAAGCTGGATTATCAAAACTTGTAGAAGCTGTATTAAAAACTAATAAGTTTCCTATGATTTTTGGTGATTCATTAAAGATGGCTTTACTTACAAGCCCTTATATAACAAAAGTAAACTATAATTATAAATCTGAAAGTTACCCTACATATGACCAGGGAACTGGTGAGTATGGTACAGAAAATAGTATTGTAGGTAAAACAGAAATACACTCTGTAGACCCTATGCAAATACGTTTAGACCCAGTGGGTAATCAGTATATTATAGAGAAAAAAGAAGTTGATGTAGGTGATTTCATAAACATGGCAGAAGTCAACGGTTGGAAAAACGGTGATAAAGTTATGAGAAGTCTCTACAAAGTCTCAGATTCTGAGGATACAAGCTATAGACCTACAGTCAGTTTAGACTATGTTTTTAGCAAGTGTTTAACAGATGAAAGAGGTAAAATTTTAGACGAGCATGTTCACTTTATTATTGCTAATAATCAACATGTCGTTTATTACGGTAAGAATATCTTACCAAAAGGTCAGTTTCCTTACATTGTAGGATTCCCTATGAAGGTACTAAAAGGAAGATATGGTAGAGGGTACATAACAAAGCTAAGGTCTTTGTTAAGTTCCTACGTTGAATCAATGAACCTGCTACTGGATGCTTTTACATTAAATACGCTAGGTGTATACGAAGTAGTAACTAGTAATATTGAAACAGGGAAAGCACATTTATTCGGGTCAGTAGTACCAGGTAGACTTTACCCAGTCTCCTCTACTGGAACTATAAACCAAGTTTATAATAACTCGGTTAATCCTAATGCCACAAACCTTTTGTTTGTACTTGATAGACTTATACAAAATAGGTCGTTCCAAAACGAGTTCTTTCAGGGACAACCAACAAGTAAAGGCAGACCAACAGCTTCTGAAATAAGTCAAAAATCCCAAGAAACATCTGGGTTTTTTGCAGATATAGCTAATGAGATTGAGAGGTCAATCATAGAACCTACTCTAGAATTAATTCTACATACAGAATTAATCTACATGAATGATGAATCTCATTTTGATTACAGCAAGTCCCTTGAAGATTCAGAAGCACTCAATGCGTTAAAGACACTTAGCTTCAATGAGCGTATCAACGCAATTAAAGACGCTACTTTAACAGTCAAGGGCATCTCTGGCAAAGTTCTGAAGATGACTAATTTTCAGAAGTTGATGCAGATTATCAACGTAATTGGTAACATGCCTCAAGTTGCACAGGCAGTTGACCCTGCTAAGTTTGTTGCAAGGATATTTGAATCATTTGATGAGAACCCTGAAGACATTCTTAACATGGATAACTTAACTCAAGGTGGACCAGGTGCAACGCCAACGGGTGCAGAGGGAGCTTCACCTACTCAACCTCAATCACCAGAACAACTTATGGAGGTTTTAAACAATGTCAGAAGAAACGAAACAGGATAATCCTGTCGAAGAACCAGCAGCTACTGAGGTGGATGATAGAATCCAAATCAAAGCAAAAGATGCAGCTGAACAGTTATTACCAGGTGGTAAATCTGTTAATGAAATGTCAAATGAAGAGATGGCTCAGTACACTGCTAACATGGCTAAGGCAGATAGACTATATGCAAAACATACAGATGGTCTAGCTGATTTAGACAAAGAAGTATTTGATGCTTTACTTCTTGCTAGTGACCCATCTAATTCTGTAGAGGAACGATTCAAGTCTACTGTAAGTAAGTTTGAATCTATCAAGAAGGGTAAAGATGAGGACAAGAAGGACGAAGAAGCAGTTAAAGAAGTTCCCCCAAAAGGGAATATGGAGACAACCAGCAGAACTACTGGTAATCCAATAAACAAATTGGAGCCTGAAAATGATGCTCCTCTAGGGGATGACCAAGATTACTTTGATTACATGCTCAAGAGATATCGTCAACAGGCTACTGTTAGAAGAAAAGAAACAATAAACTAATAACTAGGAGGAAAAAGTTATGCCACAAGGAGCAGTTAGTTTTCTTAATGAATCCGATAGACTTGCCAAGTTAAAAATGGACAGTGATATTAGATTCGTTGCAGGAAACATGATGCAATTCAGAAACTTGGCAAAACCAATTCAAGCATTTGGTAGAAACAAAGGCTCAACGATTGAAATTGAAAAATATCAGAAGTTAACAAAAGCTACTGGTACTATCTCAGAACTACAATCATTGCCTATGAATAAACCTAACGTAGGTTTTGTACAGGTAACTGTAGCAGAGTATGGTAATGGTGTATCATACACTAAAAAATCACAAACATTAGCAGAGTATTCTGTAGATGAAACTCTTAAAAAGATATTAGCTATGAACGTAGCTGAATCTATGGACCAGGTAGCTGGTACAGAGTTCCAGAATTCAGACGTATTCTACACACCAACATCATCAAGTGCAGGGACATTAGATAAAGATGGAACTGTAAGTACAGGTGCTGGGTCAGCTATTACAGCAGCCCACATCAGAGACATAATCAGAAATCTAAAAACTGATAATGTGCCAAAATTTGATGGGAATAGTTACTTAGGTATATTCTCACCATTTGCAATGGCTAAACTATTTGAGGACACAGCAACAGGTGGAATCATAGACCTACACAAATTTGACCAACCAGAGAATTTAATCAATGGTGAGATTGGTCAATACTTTGGATTAAGAATGATAGAAGAGAACAACGTTCTTTCTAACACAATCGGTGGGTCATCACACAATGGTGAAGTAATCATCTGTGGCTTTGAACCAGTAGTTGAAGCTCTTGTAGAACCAGAATCTACTATGGTAGAAAACTGGGACTTCAACAGATTCACAGGTATTGCATGGAACGCATTGACAGGGTTCAAAAAAGTTTGGACTAATTCAACTGACAATGAGTATCACTTAGTTAGAATTCATTCTAACGACTAGGAGGTAAAATAACATGGCGTTTAATAGTAAACTTCAATTTGCTATAATCCCAGTATCAGCTAACCTTGATGGAACAGCTGGTGATGATTTTACTTTCAAAGTGAATCATCCTATGGTAGTCCATAGATTTGAGTTTATAGTACAAACTGCAGTTGTAGCTACGTCTACTGACCCAGTAGTATCATTAGATTATACTGACACAGTAAACAGCGTATCTAGAGCTGAAAAAGTAACATTGACAATTCCAAATACTACAGCAGCTGGTGTTACAATAGAAGCGAGTTTAACTCCTTTCTTTGTATCTGACACTGACATACTACACTTTGAGAGAAAAACTCAAGGTGCTGGTGGTTCAACAGCTGGTGATGGGTTTTATATCATGTATTATGAGTTAATCCCAGATAGCAACGGAGTTGCCTAAATGTGGTATAGAGTGCACTTAAACAGAGTACACTTTAACCCTTTGGACAAAGAGGGCAAGATGATTAGAGTCTTGTCCTCTGGTCCTACGTTTAACTGTCATACATCAACAGATTTAGAATTAGAACTGTTATATATGTTAGCAGAAACTAACTCTGAGTTGATGCAGTTTATTAAATCCTGGACTGAGCAAGATAACTCTTGGTATCAACTAGTATTTACTAAACTGTCTAGTGCTACAAGAGCTGGATTTACAGGTAAAGCAAAAGTATTTAGCTACATTGGATATGCCCTATGCCAACGTATAGCAGACCATATAATATTTGAAACTAAATATATGAACATAGGCAGTCTTAGTGACTATAATATAGGAGCAAGTAGAGACGTAAGAGAAGAAGTTAGAAATACAAATAATCATCTCGTACCTGGTGCAGAAAAAGTAGGTAAAGACTGGGTTGAGAAGAATGGTGGCAAATGAGTAGAAGTGAATTAAATTATGACAGAAGTAACATTCGCACTAAAGTAAAAAGTATAATAGGTAGAAACTTTAGTGGTATAGATGATGTTTTAAATGACTTAATAAATATAGCAGTAGAGCTATTTGGTAATACTGTGCAGTCAGTATATGATGAGTTTGTATACACACATACAATTTCTAGCAGTGAAGTATCTGCAAAAACAGATGAGTACAATTTACCTAACAGAACAAAAGTAATACTAGATGCATATTATATAGATGTATCAGGAAGTGATGATGTTTATTATCCTATACATTTAAGAAGTCCTATAGATTTTAATGAATCAGGTAATTATACTCCAAGTGTTAAGTATGGTAGACCTACCTTTGATTACTCTACAGATACTATAAAGTTTGGTGTAAGTTATAACACATCAGGAGCTACTCGTGCAGATTATACAGGTATACCTCAGCAAGGGTACAGAGTAAACAATGCATTTCATGTTTACCCTAGACCTGGTAGCTCAGAACAAGACAATAAAATAAGACTTATGCTAGGATTATTTCCTGCAGATTTACAGTCTGATAGTGATAAAAACAGCATAACAAAAAACTATCCACAGGCATTGATTACTTATACAGCAGCAATGTTTTGGGGAATGCATATGAATGATGCTCAAAGAGCAGCACAATATTTAACAACAGCACAGTTGCTGTTAGCAAGTTTTGCTAAGCAAGACGAAATAAACAAACTCGTGAATATAACCATAAAGTTACAATAGGAGGACACATGGCAAACGCAATATATCCAAAAGCAAAAGAATCATTCTTAAAAGGTGAGATTGATTTAGTAGATGATACAATCAAGATTGCTTTGGTAGATACAGGTACATACACATTTAGCACATCACATGATTTTTTTAATGATGTGTCTGGAGTATTGGGTACACCAGTAGCATTAGGAAGTAAGACTGTAACTGACGGCGTGTTTGATGCAGCAGATGCTACATTTACTACACCATCAGCAGGTACAAGTATTGAAGCATTAATTATCTACAAAGACACAGGTAATACAGCTACAAGTAATTTGATTGCATACATTGATACAGGTACAGGGTTACCTTTTACATCTAACGGAGCAGACATAGATATAGTCTTTGATTCAGGTAGTAATAAAATCTTTGCATTATGAGAAAGTTTAAGAAAGTACCTAAGACAAAAGGTGGAGTACCTAAGAAATATGTTGCAGGTACTAAGAATCCATCAGCTAGAGAAAAAGAGATAAAAAATACTCGTAAGCTCTACAAAGCAGGTAAGTTAACTCCAGCTATGATGGATAAGATAAGTAAATCAAGAGCAAAGGATAGGAGGAAAAAGAAACGTGCCTAGTTATAAATCAATACCAGGAGCTAGTAGGTTTTCTAAGAGTACATTAGACAAAGTATATAAACGAGGAATGGGAGCTTATTATTCTTCAGGTTCAAGAAATGTACCAGCTCATGCGTGGGCTATGGGTAGAGTAAAATCTTTTGTATCAGGAAAAGGTGGAGCTCGAAAAGCAGACAAAGACTTATTAGGTAAAAAAGGAGGAACTAAAGTTGCCAAAACTAACAGCAAGACAAGAAAGCGTACTAAAAAAGCATAGTAAACATCACACAGCAAAACACATGGCTATGATGCGAAAAGAAATGAAAGCAGGTAAAAGTTTTACTGCTGCACATAAAAAAGCAAAAGCTATGGAAAGGAAAATGAAAAAGAAATGAGAAAAGGATTATATGCAAACATACATGCCAAACGTAAACGTGGTGGCAAGATGAGAAAAAAAGGTGCAAAAGGTGCACCAACAGCAGCACAGTTTGCTAGAGCTAAACAAACAGCGAGGAAAAGATGAGTATAGCAGGAAGTTTAACAGACGCTATAAATTTTAGATATGTGTTTACTATTAGCGGCACTCCTACAACTGTGAGTGGTGCAGATGATAATAGTAAAACTTTAGCTTACAATGTAGGTTTTGTAGACGTATATCTCAATGGTGTAAAACAAGTAGTAGGTACAGACGTAACAGCTACATCAGGTAGCACTCTTGTATTTGCTAGTGCACTTGCAGCTAATGATATAGTAGAAGCTGTAACTTTTGATACGTTTACTTCTGCTACTGCAGCTATAGTTGGCACACGTTCAGAATTTAATTATGTAATAAGTGGCACACCTACTACAGTAAGTGGAGCTGATGCAGGTGGTAGTACATTATCTTACACAGCAGGATTAGTAGACGTATTCTTAAATGGAGTACGTATGAAAGTGGGCACTGATGTTACAGCAAGTAACGGTACTCAGGTAGTATTTGCTACTGCATTAACAGCAGGAGATTTAGTAGATATTGTAGCACACCAAAATTTTAGTATAGCTAATCTACCTGCTAGTTCTATAGGCTCTGGCACATTGTCTAATGATAGACTACCAACTGGTACTGTATTACAAGTTGTAAATTCAATTAAAACAGATACATTGGCAAGTTCAGGTGCAGGTTCATGGAATGATATTGGTTTATCTGTTGCAATTACACCTAGAAGCACATCATCCAAAATTGTAGTATTTGTTAGTGTAAGCGGTGCATTAAACAATTCTAATACTTGGTTAAAAATTGTAAGGGATTCAACAGACCTAGGTTTGGGTGATGCTGGTGGTTCAAGACTAAGATGTACTTTTGGTAATTTGTATCAATATGGAGATGCTAACATTATGAAAACACATAGTTATCAACTATTAGATTCACCATCAAGCACATCAGAACTTACTTACAAAGTGCAAGTTAGAAGTGCGGCAAATACATACTACATTAACAGAAGTGTAAATGATACAGATAGTGTAGACCATGGTAGAGCATCATCAACAATAACATTAATGGAGGTTCAAGGATAATGGACATAATATCAGCAATTTTAGCTCTAGACCCAGATGCAGAAGTAAGTGTAAATGGAGAAAGTTTAGACAGTATTACATGGCACGACGGTAATCCAAATAACATTACTAATGACCAGATAATTGCTAAACAAGCAGAGTTAAAAACAATCTATGATTCTTTGCAATATCAAAGAGATAGAAAATTAGAATATCCAAGCATAGAAGACCAATTAGATGACATATATCATAATGGTATAGATGGTTGGAAAACAACAATAAAAGCAGTAAAAGACAAATATCCAAAGGGGTAATGCATGAGTAAACGTAGAGAATTAGGTAACTATACAGGTAAGATATTACAAACAGTAAGAGGCGAGTTGACTACAAAATTTGCATCTTCTGCTACTGCTAGTTATGTAGACATAGGTTTAAGTGCTACAATTACTCCAGCATCAACAAGTAATAAAATAATTATACATGCTACAATTTGGAGTGGTGGTCAGAATGACGCTTATCCGTTTTTTCTATTATTAAGAGGTAGCACTGAAATCGGAAGTGGTACAGGTAATAGTGGTAGCAACAATGTTAACGCTTTTGCAGGTGGGTTCTTTACAGCATTAGGTTCAATGCAATATAGACAGCATTGTCTTAACAGACATTTTGTAGATTCACCAAATACTACTTCTGCAACAACATATAAGATACAAGGTAAAAATGCTTATACAGCTGGTGCTGCAGGAATAGTTTACATTAATAGGTCTCATAATGATGGAGACAATTTGTTTGCAGGATGCTGTCAAAGTGAATTAGTTTTGATGGAGGTAGCTGGATAGTGAGTAAAGCAAGAGAATTAGGAACATACGCAGGTAGAGTTATACAGATGGTACATGCATCTACTACAACTGCTGCGTCCACGACAGCTGCTTCAATGACTGCATCTAATTTAACTGCAGACATAACTCCTACAAAAGCAGCTAATAAAATTTTAGTTATGATGTCTACATCTATTTATCATTCACAAGATGGAGCACAAACAAGCACAACTATATTTAGAGATTCTACAAACTTAGGAAGAGATGATAGAGGAATAATACAGTTTGGTGATTTTGAAGATAGATTTCAAGCTAACTGTACTATGATACTAATGGACCATCCTAATACAACAAGTTCAGTAACTTATAAATTATATTTCAGAAATATATCAACAGGGATGGGAGCAACCTTTATAGGTGTAGATGCCACCCCTCAATATGTAACATTAATGGAGATAGCAGTATAATGCCAGTAACAAGTATATTAAATGGAACAGTAACAACAGATGGAACAGAACAAACTGTAGGTTCTGCACAGACTGATGATAATTTTTATACAGGATATATAGATTTATCTAACAATGCAGCAGGAGATACTATAGTAATAAAAATAAAAGTAAGGGTAGATAGTAGTGATATTATATGTATACAAGATACATTTAGTGGTGCACAAACTGAACCATTATATTACTTTCCACCACTACCTAGTACAGAAAATTTTGTAGTAACAATACAAAAAACAGGTGGAACAAATAGAGATTATAAATTTAGGATATTTACAGCGTAGATGGCATTAGGTAGTTTTTCAGGATTTAGACTTTATCAGACTTCAATAGGTGCAGCACCGCCTGCAATAGAAGTTGAACCTGATTCTGTTACAACAACTAACGCTTTTGGTACACCAGTTGCTAAGTTACAAGTTAATGGTACAGGATTAGCAAGTGCAGTAGCATTTGGTACATCTGTTACTAAGTTAGAATTAACAGCTACTGGATTTGTTGATGCAGATAATTTTGGTACAAGTGTTGCTAAACTACAAGCTAGTAACACAGGTATATCAGATGGTTTTGTTTTTGGTACACCAATAGGAAAGTTACAAGCAAGTAACACAGGATTGTCTGACCCGTTTGTTTTTGGTACGACTATAGCAAAACTAGAAGCTGGTACTACTGGTATCTCAGACAGTTTTGTATTTGGAACATTAGGCTCTAAGATAAATGTAACACTTAGTGGCTTTGCAGAAACAGACGCTGTAGGTAATGCACTAATAGTATTTAAGGATTGGGAAGTAGTGGTTGCACCTACAAGCACAGACATGTCATTAGTAACAGCTGCAAGCAGTACAGACTTTAGTCAAGTAACTGCAGCAAGTAGTACAGATTTTACACAAGTGGAGAACGAAGGTAGTTTATGAGAAGGTTTATAAAAGATTTATCTGGTGGCTTAAATTTATCTAGACCACCTCATTTAATACAAGACAATCAATTATCTGTTGCTAACAACTGCGTATATCGTAGCGGTAAATGGCAAAAACGTGATGGCTTTGCTGCTCTTACGGCAACAAGTGATTCTGCCAAAGTGTTAGAAATAACAGACCAAATTAGACATGACGGTACAGTTCGTAGATTTCATGCTACTACAAATAATATATTTGAATGGAATGGTAGTAGTTACACAGCTAGATTAGCAGCAGGTAGCAATCGTTTATCAACTGAAAAATTATTTTTTGCAGAAATAAATAATGAAATATATGTAGCTGATGGTAAAAACAACATTGCAAAATCTAGCACAGGAGCATTTAGTAACGTATCTTGGGATACAAGTAGTTCAGGTAGAAACTTAACTACAGCTCATGTAGTGCTTGCATTTAATTCTAGATTGTTATTTTTTAATACAACTGACGGTACTGATGGAGAAGTTCCTAATAGAATTTTATACACAGATGTGTCAGATTTTGACCGTATATCTAATACAAATTTTCTTGATTTGAATTTTTCAGGCACACCTATTATTACAGCAAAAGTATTAGGACAAAATTTTATTACAGTGTTTAAGTCTGACTCAATAGTAACATTACAAGACCAAGGAAGTCCATTAATATTTGTTCCAAAAAATAGACAACAAGTAGGTATTCTTGGACCAAAAGCTGTAACTAATATTCCTAACGCCCAAGTGTTTGTTAGTAACGATGGCATTTATGTATTTAACGGTGCAGCTTTGCGACCTATAGCAGACGATACAATTGTCAGTGAATTTTTTAGCACATTAAATTATACATACAAAGATAACGTATATTGTTGGACAGATTTTAAGAACAGAGAAGTAATTATTCATTATCCTACAGGAAGTAACGAAGAACCAGATAGATGTTTTGTTTGGAATTATCAATTTAATGTATGGAGTCAATGGACCTTTAGTGCATACGCAGGTTTTTATAGATATAGAACAGTAGCTATACCAGAAGTTTATTTTGGTTCTAGTTCTGGAATTGTAAAACAAAGAGATACATCAGGTACAGATGGTAGTTCTGCAATAGAAACAACAATAGCAACCAAAGCGTATCATGGAAGTTATGGATTAAAAGGTCCTTTAGCACAAGACCCTGATTCAGATTACATACAAGTTCAAAGAGTACAAACAGATGCGTCACCAACTAGCACAACTATATCAGTTGGTGTAGCAGACTTAGGTACAGACACACCTACATATACTAATGAAACAATTACCGATACAGACGGTAAAGCACCTAAAGCAGACTTTTCTGTATATGGTAGATATGTTACAATAAAAGCAACAAATTTTACGGAAGTGTCTGAATTTATCTGTGAGCTTGAAGATGGAGGCGATAGTTAATGTCAGTCTATAGTAAGTTTGATGATATATCTTTACCAGTTCCTCCTATAGTTGTAACAGGAGATACACTGCGTTATATAAGCAGAGATTTACCACAGTTCTTAGATTCACAATATTTAGCTTTATTAGATTTTATATCTGCTGTACAATCTGAATTTTTGATTAGTAATAATCAAATAGTAGATGTAAGTGCTGATAAAGTTGCAAACAATACTCAGTTTCTAAATACGGTATTTGTTGGAGCAGAAAGTAAAATAAAATTAGATGGTCCAAATAATTTAATTACCGTAGATGATAATCAGGGCACTCCACGAACAAGAGTTAAAATAGGAAAATTAGGTACTTCTGCTACTAATGAATATGGTATTCAAGTAATTGATGCAGCAGGTTCTGTTAAATTTCAAACAGGCACAAGTACATTTCTAGATGGCGGTATTATATCAGCGGATACTATTACAGCAACACAGATTGATGCCAACACAATAACAGCTACTGAAATAGCTGCAGATACAATTACTGCTGACGAAATTGCAAGTACAACAATTACCGCTGCTGAATTATCAGCTGGTGCAGTTACTGCTGGTAAAATTGATGTAAGCACTTTATCAGCTATATCTGCAGATTTAGGCACAATAACTGCAGGAACTATAACAGGTGGATTAATACAAACTGCATCATCTGGTGCTAGAGTTGAATTAGCTACAAGTGGGTTAAATGCCTATAAAGCAGATGGCACACAAACTGTAGATATAAATATTGATGGAACGTTTAGATTTGGTACTGCAGCAGGGGATAGAATAGAGTGGGATAATACTAACTTTACTGTAACAGGAGATATAATAGCTACAGGCAATATACAAGATGGAGCTATTACAGTGCCTACAGTAACAACAGGTAGTAAAGCTGCTAACGGTTTAAATACTTATCCTGGTAATTTAGCTTTAACTGTATCAACTAGAGGAGGTAATGTTATTGGTACAATTACAGTTAATGCAACAATAGGTGGAAGCGGCGGAGATGATGATAGAGAAACTTGCCAACTTAGATGTCAAATAGACGGAAACACGTTTATTAATACTGTAGCAATACAAAGTGCTGGTGGAGGTTCTCAAGGCAGTATATCAAATCAATTTGTATCAGGCACTTTTCTAGATGGTAACCCAGCAGGAAGTATATCAAGTGCAGCTGATACAACTTATACAATAGCTTTGGATGTACCAGCAGTACATGGACCTGATATAACAAGCGGCGTAGTATTAGAATACTCAGTAACTTTAGTAACATTGGAGACGTTTAAATGAATAAGTGTGAATGTAAAAGTAAAGAAAAATTAAAAGAAAAAGAAAAAGAATTAGAGAATCGTTTTGAGCAGTCTAAATCTGCTACAGCGTTTTTACAAGGACAATTAATGTTAATTAAAGAATTAATTAAATGTGCTTGCGAGGAGGAATGTGATTGTCAAAAGTAATATATGATTATCAAGAATATTATGTTGATAAGTACATGGAAGAAGTAAAGCCTGTTCAGGCAAGACATATAATAACAAAAGGATTAACATGGCATGTATTAACTGAAGGTGGATGGGAATCAAAACCTATAGGACTTATGGGTTATAACTTAAACACAAACGGTTATGATGACAATATTTTATATATAGAATTTTTATATATAGATAAAAAATACAGAAAACGCCCTCGTTTGTGGTTTTCTAAGATAGTTCAATTTTGTAAAAAATGGAATTACAACAATGTAGAAATACAAGCAAATCAAAAAACTAGTAAATGGGTAGAGCGTTTAGCAAAGAAAAAACCATCAGTATTAATTTATGAATTAAAAACTGATGAAGTAGGAGAACATTATGGGTGGTAGTAGCAAACAAAAAACAGTAGATAAAAGTGTAAGCGGACCTAATATTACGCAATCTTTTTATGGCAATTTAAGTAAACTGTTTACAACACAAAGTCCAGCATCTATGGGAATAGGAGGACAAATATATAATCCGCAAACTCAACAATTTACTGAATTAGAAAAAAGAGTACCAGAACGTGAACAAGTAGGTCAAGGTTCTGTTGAAGGGTTTTTTCAAAGCAAAGAATTAGTTGATAGTATGGGAATACAACGATTAGCAGATGGTACAATTTTTATACCTGAAGGCACGGCAGCAGAAGATTTACCGTTTATACAAACAGGATTAGCTTCAGGTCAAAACGATGCAGAATTAGGTATTACAAATTTTGGCGGAGAGTTGTTACAAAAATACGGTTTTGACCAAATGGACTACACAAGTTTTTATGATGCATATGACCAAGGAGCATTAGATTCAACTACATCAGGGATTGTATCAAGAGCCTTAGAAATATCTAATAATCCAGAAGGTGCAACAGAAGAACAAATTAGACAAATATATGAAACTGCAAATGCTAACTCTGCTTTTTCATTACCTGACCCACCATTGTTAACTGATGTAGTAGCTCAAATTACTGAGAATTTACCTGCAGCTCAAATTAGTTTTATTAATTCTTTATTAGTTGATTCTACTCAAGAAAGTATAGATGCAAGAGTTGATGAATATGCTAATTCTTTATTTGAACAATTACAAGACCAAGGCGAAGAGTTTATACAAAGCACAATGGGAAACTTAGTTGCTGATTTAGGTGGAGCTAGTTCGGGAGCTGTATTAAACGTAGTCAAAGAAGGACTTATTGAACTTACAAAAGATACTAATGCAAAAGTTGCTGCGGCAAAATTACAATTTTTACAAACTGCTGTTCAAGCTAGAGAAACTGCAGCTGGCATGCTAAAAGAATTATTAGGCATAGGACAATCGCAGCAAGCATTATCTTTACAAAAAGATATGGCATTGTTAGAATCAGAAGTAACAATACAAGCTGCAAAAATACAAGCTCATTTAGCATTACAGCAACAGTTAAACACATCTCTTTTTAATGTGTTAGGTTTAGCTCAAGATGAGTACAGAGCATCAAGGCAAAGTAGAATAAATAAACAAGCAGCATTTTTACAGATGATAACAACATTAGCTACAGTAGGACCAGGAATAAATCAAACAGATAGGGTACAAACAGCTAGTGAACCTGCTTTCCAAGTAAGTTTAGATTTAGGAACAGTAATAGGAGCTGTAATAGGAATGCCCAGCTAATTTAGGAGAATAATATGGCAATAACAGTTAAAAAAGGTAATTTTACTCTAGGATTTTCAATACCAACAAAAGATGATTTAGAAAAACTAAGGTATAGAAAAGCTGACAATAAAAGACGTGATGCAAAAAACGATGTAATAATGGACATGTTTAGCGGCACTTCAACAAACAAAGGTTCATCAGATTACATGACCACTGTTGGTCCTATAAGTCCTAAGTTAGGAAAATTGGCTCCAATTCTGGAGAAACAACAGCAACAAGATATAGACGAGATTAACAAATTACAACTAATTAAACCAAAATTAAATAAAGTACCGTTTAGTAACATAACCGACGAACTACAAAGATTACAAAAACAATTACAAGATAAAAAGTTAGACCCACAAGCGTTTGCAATGCGTGTAAGTAATTTATATAAACAATTGTACGACCCTAAATCTGGAGTTTTAACAGATGATGACCTTCTTAGAAACAATGCATTAGATACGTCATTAAAAGGAAGTATTAGTAATTATAATACTACAATTGGTAACACTAAAAAATCATTAGAAGTAGATGACCAAGGAGTTTTTGTAAGTGAGCTTGCTCCAGGACAAAACCTAAAAAACGACTATTTAGCTAGAGCAAGAAATAAAATTGATTTTGAGGTTATAAATGTTCCAAGTGTAAATAAGCCACAAAAAGGACTATTTGAATCAACTAGTAGAACACTCGCTTTTTTTGAAAAAGATGCTGCTCTAGAATTTAACAATGTTTTTGAACCTATAACTACAGAGTTAACACATGCTCAAATATTAGCTGACCTACAAAAAACAAATCCAGATTTAGTTATGGGCAATACTGATGGATTAAATAGCCTTGGAATTCAAAGTGATGATATACAAAACGGTATTAATAATAGAGTACGAACTTTAGTTAGACAAACACTTAAAAGACAAGGTATAGAATTAGCCAACGAACAAGAAGATTTTGTAGTTAAGGAAATACTAGCGAAAATACGACTAAACGCTACAAGTGTTCTAGAAACTACAAGTGCTAGTGATGCGGAGTTAGTCAGCTTTGCTGATGCAGGTTTGAAATCAGAAGGTTTCTTTAAGGATATAGCAACAAATATAGATACACAATTTATGATTAACGTAAAAGCATCGCCAGAAGTTTCTGAGCTGTTATCAGTATTAAAAGAAGAATTAAATCTAGAAGAATTAATAGACACATCTGAATTTGATGAAGCTCAAAAAGAACAATTATTCAAAAAATTAGATAATATTTTGATAGGTGCTTTAGTAAATAAAGGTGCTGCTGGTTCTAACGAACAAGTTTTATTAGGTAAAGGCTTAATTGTTTTTACAAAATTTTTACAAGATTTAGGACAAAAAAATATTGACCCCGTTAGTTTAGCTACACAATTAAAAATATCATCAGAAAACAAAGTCTTATTTCAAAATGCTATGAAAAGAATTAGTGCAGCAAAACGAGATTCAGTAGCAATATTAGAAAAGCATCCAGAATTAAAACAAAGATATACTAATTATTTTGACGCCTTTGATGTAAGTGAAAGATACTCATTAATTAACATAAGTTTAGAAAAGGCTTTATCAGGAGTATCATCAGAATTACCAGACAGTTTTACAATAACAGAAAAAGAAAAATCTGATTTAACAAGTTTCTTAGAAACATTAGCAGAAAGCGTTACCGTAGCATCTACACCAAAAAGCGGTATTGCAAGTGACGACGGAGAAAGTGATTTAGGATATTCAGTAAGTGATAATGAAATTAATGATTTCAAAGATGCGGCAATAAGTACAATAATGAAAAATAATATGTTAGACGATTTAGGATTATTAAATAAATTTATTACTGCTTATACGCTAGAAATAGATGAAAACATGTCTGTAGAATTACAAGATAAATTCAAAGATATGGTAATAAACACAATAAATACACAAACTGAATCTACAGTGTAGGGGGATATATGTCTGATAAGACTCAAATTGCTGAAAAAGTTTATAATGGATTGCTTCCAGTTGAAACAAAATCAAAAGCAATAGAAGAAAAAAGATTATTAAGTGATAGTGTAGGTTATCAATTAGCACAAGAAGGACGTTTGTTTAATGGATATGGAATTGGAGGATTACCTACAGTAGGCGTATCAACACCTCAATACGGTTCGCTAATGAATTTTAGTCGTGGGCTATACGAATACACATTAGGTATCTTACCAGTGTTTGAAAAAAATGCTTTGTCATTTGTAGAACCAGTTACTACAGGTGAAAAAGCAGCAAATTTATTTGGATTATTTAGTGGTACATTAGGCTCTATACTTAGTGGTAATGCTTTGGTTGGAGCTGGTATTAAATCTACTGGAGCTGCTATTGCTAATTTTTCTAGAATAGCTAAAGAAACAAAAAATGTATCTAGTGCAGCAAAAATAGTTACAAAATTAGATGAGTATAGACAAAATCCTATATTAGCTAAATTAACTAATCAAATAGTAAAAGGTAGTCCAAGTGCAAGTGTAAGACCTATAGCAAATTTAGGTAGAATGACAGGCGGTGAGTTAGCAAAATTAACTGGACAATTAACAAGTGAAACCGTTATAGGAGCTCATTTATTTGATATGAGTTATGTAGAATCTGCTGTATGGTCTATTGGAGGACACGGTTTAGTTAGAGGAATACAAGGTTTAATTAAAAATACACCTCGTAATCCAAGATTACATGGCGAGTTTGCATCACACAAATATCAATTGTTAGAAGACATTGGAGCTTTAACTAAACAAGGAAGCGAATCAATTAATGAAGCTATAATTACTACGGCTAAAACAGCAGACAGATTAGCAGAGCCATTTAGACCAGGAAAAGCAGCCCTTGGTAAAATTTTACAAGGAGATGATTTATCTGTACAACAAGCTAGACAGCTAGACCCTAAAGTTTTTGGTCAAACACAGCAAGTAAAAAATCTTACTGCAGGTTTAGGTCAAAAATTTGCTGAGATTGAAAAACTATTAAAATCATTTATTGATGAAGTAGACTCAGGTTTAGGTAAAATAGTTGCAGGTAATTTAAATAAATCTGTACCAGTTAAAGGTATTAGTAAACGAGATATGAATATTTTCTTATCTAAACCGTTACGAGAAAATTACCAAGCATTTGTAAAAGCAGTAAAAAAATCTGTAGATGACATTAGTGATGCTAATACATCTAGACGTTCAGGAATGTTTAGTCCTAGAGATGTACAAATTTTAAGACCGTCTGGTAGTAAAGTTATTATAACTAGTGAAAACGTAGCACAGTATAAAAAAATAGTGGCTAACAGAGTTAACAGTAGTAGTTATGAACATTTAGATAGTTTAGATAAAGATTTAGTTATAGGATTTTTTAATGAACAAATTGATTTCTTAGCTGGCTCAACAATTAAAATGAGAAAAACTACAGCTGCAGGTAAAACAGTTAGAACACCTATACCTAAAACTAATCTTAGTGGTATGGAAAAATTAGTAGATAATGTATTAGAAGGTGCAAATAATTATAAAAATAAATTTAATTTATATTTACCACCAAATGCTACGCCAAAACAAGTAGAAAAAGCAACTAGACAATTAATAAAATTTGCAGAAAAAATGACTAATAAATTTGATTCTGACCCTAAGCTACTTAAAAAAGCAAAAGAGATAGAAGATTTAGTTACAAAGTTAGACAAATTAGATGAGATAGGTGCTTTAGGTCCAACGAGTGTAGTTAATCAGTTTGCAGATTCTATGTCTAATTTACGTAATTTAATTTTAGCTAACAAATTCTTAAACCACCACGGTAATTTAGCCATAGCAATACGTGGAATAGTAGATGACTTACAGCCACTTATTATAAATCCAAAACAAATTAATCCATTAACTAAACAAAAAATAGAACAAATAAATGATATAGTAGGTCAAACTGTGTTTGGCGGTTTTGACTTAAATACTTTACAACGTACAGTAGCAGCAAGTGCAAAAGACCATGCGGCTAACATTGGTAAACACGAATCTAAATTACGAGATTTAACATTAAATTATGTAAAAACAGATTTAGATAGTTTATTAAAAAGTCCGTCTCAAGATAGATTTATATTAGAAGCACAACGTGAATTAGTTAATATACAAAATGTACCTGCAAACGCACAAGCATCTGCTAGAGATATTTTAGCAAGAAAAATTACAAATCAAATATTAGATAATGACCCTACATTTAGAAGAGCGTTATTAGGTAAAGATTTTAGGAGCCATGAATTGCATCACATGGCAGAAATAATTAATAGTAAAAACAATCCGCATAAAATAATTAAATTAATTAATCAAGCTGACATGACGTCTGCAAGAAATGCAAGTAATACAGCAGAGCAAGCAGCTCTAAATAAAATTAAACCACAGCCTGGTCAAAAAGTTAGAAATAAAAAACAACAAACAAGTGCCGAAGAAGAGCAAAGAATATTAGAAGCTACTACTGCAAAAGAATTAGAAACTACTACTGATTTAGGTACTGCATCTAGTAGTTTACTACAAGGCATGAAAAAATTTATTAACTTGTTTAGGTCAAGTACTAGAATGGTACAAGATACTGCATATGGTGGAGCAATAAAATTTATAAACAATGCTGAATCTAGTAGTAGATTATTTCAATTAGACTTAACTAGAGGTGGGTTGTTAGATACTACAATAGCACCTATGAGAACAATTTATAAACAATTAAGTTCACAAAATAAACTTGTTGCAAATGATGCAATTATTAGAATAGAAAAGTTAGCAGATGATATATCTCAACAAAATCCCAATGCACAGTTTGATGATTTATTAGAATTAATTAATCCACAAGTAGACCAAATTATTGCTACGCTACCTGACGATGTACAAAATTTTGTAAGAGCACACAAAAAGTTTTATGATTTCTTTTGGGACGATGTGTTAGTTCCTGCTGAAAAAGAAATATTAGACAGTATTCGTAAAGGAGAGCAAGTCAACGCCGCAGGTAGAATACTGAGAACACAAGATGCTAATTTTGCTTTACCACGACGTATACCTTATTACTATCCACACATGAGAATAGGAGACTTAAAGGTTAGTTATATAGCTTCTAATAATAATATGGTAACTATTGGGTATGTTCAAAGTGCAGAAGAAGCAGAAAAACTTATTACAAAAGTATTGGCTGGTAAAACAAAACCTAGAGCATTACGTGGGATTGACGGTGATTTATCTTCAGGACGTATTAGCGTGTTAGAAGTTGATGGTGCATTAGGTACAGTAGATAACGAATTACCCGAAATAGGAGCAGCGTTATTTAACGAAGTTGGTCTTAATTCTGTATCAGTATCAGAGTTAAAGAAAGCAATACGAGGCGGAGACAAAAAGTTTTTTGCTAATAAATTTAGAGTCAATAATAGTAATATTAAAAATCGTTCTGATAAGTTACGTAATATAGATACTAATGTTATGGATGTTGCATTTACTTATGCTGTTAAACAATTAAGATACAAACATTATGCAAAACTTGCCTTAGATGCAAACACTGAAATAGCTAAATTAAAAAACTTTAGTAGCCCTGGTACAGCTGGTAAAGAACTTGCTGATTTCTTAGAGAAAAAAGCAGGAGAATTATTTGGTAGACCGTACGGAGCAGAGAAAGAAATTGATGCTATATTAGGAATAATCGAAAAAGGTATTCGTGAAGTTCCTGGTATTAATAGATTGTTTAGTACAACAAATTATCAACCAGGTTCTCGAAGATTACGTAGTTTAGTTTCAAGTAGTTTAGCTTTATCACGTATCAGTACTTTAGGTATTAATTTATTGTCAGCAGCAGTACAAACCACCATGTTACCTTTATCTGTATTGCCAGCTTTTGGTATACGTAATGCAGGTAAAATAGCAAAAACTATAGCTAATCATTTATTTAGACGTAATAACTCTGAGCTAACAAAAGCATTAGATGAAGTAGGACCATATATAGGTATAGCAGACGAAGGTAAAAGTATTGCTACACTAGGTGTTAGAGATTTAACTGAAGGCATAACAGGACTAAGTAAAAATGCTGCACAAACTATATTTAATCATGTTGAAGATGCTAGTCTTTATTTATTTAATAAAGGAGATAGATTTCCAAGACGTATAGCAGCATCGATGGCTCATTCAACTGCAGACGATGTATATAATAATGTTGTTAAAAAATTAGCAGAGAAAGGGCATACTATAGATAGCATTACTAAAGATGAAATTTATAGTATTTATAAACTACGAAATCAAGTAGGTTTAACAAACTTAAATACAGCAGAATATAGAATGTTATTATTGTTAAAAGACTATAGCTCTTTAACTAAATTCAAAGACGCAGCAAAAAATCCAAGAAGAATGGTAGAGCGAGTTGTATCAGGCAAAGGTGACCAATATAAATTTAAGATTACAGATGAAAATTTACGTAAAAATTTTATGATAGAAATAGCTAATGACACTAACTTTATTTATAGCACAATGGAGAATCCAAGATTATTAAATCACCCATTATTAAAACCTGCTACACAGTTCAAAGTATTTACAACTAAATATTTTGAGCGTTTATTTGGAGCATCTGTGCGTAATAGAAAAGAATTTGCAGAAATGATTACTATACTTGGGTTACTAGCTGGACCATTGGCTATACCAGGTGCTAGAGAATTATTAGCTATTGCTGATTTATTTACACAAGGCGACAGTGCTACAGCTAATGCTCAAGATTTTATGTACAAAACATTAGGAAAATTTGGATATGCTGGATTACCAGGAATGGTTGGTTGGGATTTTTCTTCAAGAGCACAAGTTGGAACAGTGCAATCATTATTGTTTCAAGGGATTACAGATGACCCACAACCGTTTGGTATTTTTGCTCAAGGTGCAATGGATTCATTAAATAGATTTGCTAGAGCGTACAGAGGCGATGCTATTGATACAAGTTTTATACAACAAATATATCCAATACTACCACAAGCTATAAAAAATGTTGTTGACGTAGTAGATTATGCTAAGTATGGTGACTTATATAATTACAACACACAAGTTGGCGGGATAAAAATGACAGGAGAGGAAATAGATGCACTAAGTGGTAAAATGTTTCCTAAGATTGGTAACTTTCTACGATTTGCTATAGGATTAAAAACTACAGAACAAGGACGTTTAGAACAAATATTAAGAAATGCACGAATTAGAAATCAAATACTTAGAGACGGAGAACGTGCTACAAAAGCTAAGATATTACAACTGTATAATCAAGGAAACCAAGAACAAGCATTTACATTAGCACAATCTTTAGGACTTACTACTGAAGAATATAATCGATTAATTAAATCGCAAGGTCAATTTAAGAAAAGAACAAGAAATCTAGACCCAAAACTTAAAGAAGAAATAAGAGAATTAATTAAGGAAGTAGATACAAGATATTAAGGAGGACACGATGGATAGCATAATGGAATACATACCGTGGGCATTTTCAGGATTACTTACAATCGCTGGTTATCTATTCAAAGGTAAATATACACAATTAAAAAAAGTTATTGATACATTTACTGATATGATAGAAGATGACAAAGTAACACCAGAAGAATGGAAAACGTTTACATCAGAAGCAAAAAAATTAATAGGTAAATAAATTTTTTGCAGAGAGGAGTTATATAATTAATGGAAACTAAAAACACAGAAAGCCCTATAATACGTCGAGAATTAGGACCACTGTCTTATAACGTAAAAAATATAGGATATGAAATAAATAGAGCATTTGACGAACTAACAGGTCCAAATGGAGAGGGTCTAGAAGATTTTATATTAGATTTTTTACCTACAGGTCGTATTAAAAAAGTAGATAAACTAGGGAAACAAGTTCTTAAATTAATAAAAGGCGGTGGTAAACCAGGCACAGCTGAGGTATTAATGAAACGTGGAGAACTTACTAATGTACAAGGTGTCTTAGATACGTTTGATAAAGCCATACGAAACATACAGTTAAGTAAAGCATTAACATCAAGAAAAGCTAACATAAAACATGACAAAGCTGCTCAAGAAGATTGGTTTATGAAAGCATATTACACGTTCAAAGACTATGCCGATAAATATGATGAGGTTATTGACCCAAAAATATTTACAAATCGTGTTGTATCTATTGCAAAAGAATTACAAATCAAACCTATAAAAGGCATGGACCTTACATTTAAGGATTCTATTAAAGGATTAATTCCTCTCAATATGACAGACCCTTTTTATGGCAGCGACGATAATATATTTAACTCTGATGTACTAGCGACTAGAGCTGTAGCCAGAGATATATACAATAAGTCACAAAGTAATAAGTATGTAACAACAGAAGCCTTATTACGTAGCTATGGAGACCCTGGTAAATTAGCAAAACAAATAGCTGTATTTACAGGAATAAATGCTTTGGGTAATAAAACAGGAGCAAGCTCTATCTTACCTGTGCATAATCCTACAAAGTTAGCTATTATTACTTCAGGTTTAATTAATGCACTTACCGACACAGCTACGTATAATGAAGTGTATAGAAAAATGTTTACTAATCCAAGGTCTGCTCATGACATAGGATATTGGGGAAGTAAAAAATTAGTAAACCAACCTACTGCAGAAAAATTACCAGATGTTCCTTTAACAGAATATTTTCCTCCTCAGATAAAAGAAATAACAGACGGTTATTTACAAGAGGGTAATTTAGTAAATCAAACTATTAAAAGAACAAAATTTGTACAAGAACCAGAGGCACCAAAAGAACAACCTAATCCAGACATTATTAAAGAATTTATAAATCAAATAAGGAGATAGATGAAACATTTAATTATTTTTTTATTTTTAACTATAAGTGTATTTGCTACAGATAATAGCACTAGTAATCAAACAAACGCTAGTGGTTCTAATACTAGCATTAGCGGCGGGTATACTAGCACCACAACAAATACTTATTCGGGAGGGCAAACCAACACTACTACTAACAGCACTAGTAACAATACAGAAAGCCAAGCAATACCTGTAAGCTCTGCAATTGCACCTAGTATGAGTAGTTATTCTCAAGACTTATGTGTTGTAGGAGTAAGTGGCGGTGTTCAGGTAACTGGTTTTGGAGTAGCTGGAGGCACGTTTTTAGTAGATGAAAACTGTGAAAGAATGAAACTAAGTAAATTACTGTATGATTTTAATATGCGTGTAGCTAGTATAGCTATACTGTGTCAAGATGATAGAGTGTTTAGTGCTATGGAAAACGCTGGAACTCCTTGTCCATTTGAAGGACAGATAGGTGAAGCAGCAACTGAACAATGGAAAAAGTATGATGTAGAAAGACCTGACTATGATAAGTACGTACAAAAATTAAAACGAAGAGCAGCTATAGATAAAAAAACAGAATTTAAACCTATACAAACGGAGTATCAACTATATGGAGATGATAATTAAATGTGGTTACTTATTGTTAATTGCATTATTGATAACGTGGGCAGCCACTGCAGAAAACCTAACTACAGAAAACCTGTTACCAAATGGTACAGGCAACTCAAGTTCTTACCAAAACGTAGACAACACAATACCTAGTATATCTACAAATGGTTTTAATGTAGTAGGAACTGTAAGAGATTGGGGTGGTGAGTTAGAAACTACAGGCACAGGCTCTATAAATTATACTGGCAACTTAATTGACTATGCTACACAGCAACAACTAGACAATGGTATTACATTAGATTCTACTACGATTGTGCAGAATTGTGAATGGACTGGCTCTGCTTATCAATGTGGTCAGCACAGAGCAGGACAAGACAGTTACACAACAACAGTAAAGATATTAGATGACGAAGGGAATACTCTAGCCATAGTAAATCAAACTAGAAATAATGATGCTGGATATGGTAACAATGCTTTTAAGTACGAAGATTCTGTTAGCTATACAGGTACAGGCAGTAACCAGTTCTACTGGGAGTGGGAAGGTGTAGACGGAGGTAGTTCTGTAAATTTAGGTGGACCTAACTTATTAGGTGCTAAACTTACCATGACTTATGACCCTACTGTAATACCACAGCAAACTATAGAAGAGATAGAAGAGGTAATAGAAGAGTTTATAGAGTGGCAAGAGTTGTTTGAAGAACCAGTTTTTATAGAAGAATTTATACCTATGCCTATTGCATTAGAGGAGCTAGGTATAGTACCATTAGAAGAAGAAATAGTATTTGAAGAACTTGTTACTACGTTAGAAGAAGAGTTTGAAGAAGTAGAAATATTACAAGTATTTGGAGGACCAGAAATTGTTGAAGAAGAGCCAGAACCTACAGAAGAAACACCTACAGAAACTACTGCAGTTACAGAAGAGCTCATGGAAAAACAACCTGAACAGACTAAAAGTACCACTGTGGCAACAGTTCAGGAAGAACCTAAAAGTGAACCATCTGAGACAGAATCATTGGCTGTAAATGTACAAGACATACAAGCACAAGTAGCAGTTAAAGTAAAAGGTATTGATAAACAACTTGCTACAGTTAATGTAATTGTAGCAGATGCAATGGAGAAACAACAAGTAGATATATCTAGTTACTACAAACAATATACAGATACTAGACAACTGTATGAAGGTAATGTATATGAAGATTTACGTATCTTAGAAGGTTATGACCTAGAAATATATCAAGATAATAATAAATTTTTAGCTATATCTATCAATGACCCTGTGTTAAAATATCAAGTAAATTTACAAAATGCTAAACAAAAAAGACTACAAAAAGAAATTGAATTACAAATTTTAAGGAGACAATATGCTAGATAAATTACAAAGATACGCTATGATTATTGGAGTTGTATCTGCTATAGGCGGCGGATTCTATGCGTGGGGTGAGTTTAATACTAGATTAAATGCTATCTCACAAGCTGTAGGAAGTGACAATGTAGAAAGATTACAACAACAAGTAAATATATTAGATAAAAAGCTAGAAGTTTTGGAGGCTAAATTAGATGAGTTTAGGTCTGGTTTAGATAACCCATTAGGTAGATGATGGAAACAGAATTAATAGCAATGTTATCACAAGCTCCAGCTCTTGTTATTATTGTTTGGCTTGTTATGAAACAACAGAACGGTAATGGTACAGCTGAAGTAGCTAGAACAATAGCAAGGTCACTAGAAAAATTAGCTGATGCACAACGAGAAGCAAACCTTATAGCTGAAAAAAGAGCAAATGCTTTTGATAGATGGGTTGATATACAAAAAATAAATTGTGATTTTGAATCAAGAAAAACTAGAGACTGAGAACAAGGAAGTGAGATTGTGAGTTATTGGTAAGGTCCCAGCCTCTAGCATGTTGGTACTAATTGAGTATTTCTTCATACTCTTTGTCATACTCCTGATACTTTTTAGCATACATATCAGGGTAGGTATTTTTAATATAATCTTTCCACGACATAAGGGATAAATTAATGACTGTTTCGTTATTATGTTCACCCTCTTGAGTTAATTCAATATACGTATTTTGTAATTCTAAATTAGTCTTAATCTTTCTGTATATAATACTACTTGATAATAAACTCTTTGTCAAACCATCGCCCAGTATCTGACGCAACAATGTCCCTATTAGAGCTTGGCAACGGTAAAACACATTCTCATGGTATCCATCTACAAACCATATCTTAGCATGTCCTGCTGCAAGTAACGCTATAAGACTTCCAATAGTTTTGTCTCGTACACCTACGGTTGCTAAATCTACATAAAAACTAATCAGTGATTGTTCTATGTCTGTAGGGGTGTCTAAGGAAAAATAATCGTCAATTAAAAATACATCAGACAACCTAGCTAAAACTTTTTTGTATTTAATCTCCATATGTTTCATAACTCCTTTGTAATAAATTATCTATAGTAGCCCAGTCATCCGTAGTAGTATACAAATAACATTTAGTTACAAATACTTTAGGAATCTTAATACGTTGTAATACGTATATAATTCGGTCAGGTATTAGATTGTAATACACTCTTGTTTTTTCTTTGTTAACACGTTCGTAATTTAATATCTCAGGTAATTCATAAAATAAAACACTATCACTTTTCTTTACATTTTTATATGTCATGTGTACATATGTTTCTTTATTTACATACTCTGCACGTAAGTCATTTATGTAACTTATAAATTCATTTGAATCTAAATCTTCAGGTAAGAATCTATCTAAATTTAATTCTTCCCAATTGTTAGAAACCATTGTCAACAATTTAGATAATAAACTTATTCGACTGTCCATAAACAAACTTCCAGTTAATAGACCAGCACCAAATTTGTCTTTTAACAACAAGCAAACAATGCCTAAACGTTTTAACATATCTAAATGATAGTATCTGTCATCCATGTTTTTACCCACTCCTCTATACTTGGGTTGTATAAAATTTGTTTTTTTGTTTTGTCTAGGGTAGCAAAGAAAAGAAACATACCATTTTCTTGTCTAGCTGCTGTAGTGCACCTCATCATTTCTGGCTTAGAGATAAAACCTTTTTTACATTGTATCCCTAACCAAGTACGACCCCCGCTACGCATATTAAACAAACCTATAACTATGTCTGCTTTACCTTTACTACCTCTAGATTCAATTGAATAATATAATAAATCCTTAATAGAATTTAACATACTAGATACATCTTTGTTCACCCGTTTCTCAAATCTGTATCCTGCTTGGTATTTTCTATTTGGCATATCAATCTATATTATTCATACACTTGCCTAAATGTGGACAAGTTTTGCATATGTATTGTGGGACATCAGTAGGCATAGCAGGAACTTGTTTGTTTCTTATAGACCACTTTAGTCTTTTAACTAAATCATCCATAAATGGAAACCAATGTTCATAACTTTCTACTACTTTTCCCATTTTTGCATACAATGTATCTACAGATATAATACAAAATTTCATATCCATAGTGCTACGTCTTGTGTAGACTAACATTGCATACGGCACGTTTAACCCGTTTTCTTTAGCTATATATACCCACAATAATAATTGTTTCAAATGATATTTCCAATATGTAAAATCTTTCCATTTGTAAACATCAGTTGATTTTAATTCTATAGGTATGTAATATTTCTGCCCATCTTTATCTTGATATTCTTTTACAAAATCTGTAGTAGCAGCACAATGTATATCTTCATCATTCATTAAATCTACGTGTATGGGAAACTCGTTTTGTTCTTCACTATCAAGACCATGTGTGTGACCAGGCATCCTACTTATAATTTTTCCCATAATTTCTTCATTAATAAAACCCATGTACATACGTCTTCTAGCTAGTGGGTCTGATACTGGTGTACGCTCTGCTTGCTCATTAAAAGAATAATATGCTTGGCGTATACAAGTACCTAAACTAGAGGCACGAACTTGTTTGTCGCTACCCCTAGCTTTCCATTCTTCAAACCTTGCATCAAACTCGATATCCAAAATTTCTTCTGTACAATCACTAAGACTATCTATAAAAGTTTCTGGATTAGTTAGAAATTGCTTGGTCGTACGGCTCATTAGTCACCCTCTCTAACCTGTATGTCTTCACCTGCTACATCTGTTTCTCTGATAGTAAAGTTAATAGCTGGTGGGTTAGAGCCTTTGGGTTTGTTATTCCAAAAAGCCATAACTTTGTATGCTCTGCCATTTAATTGTATTTGACATGAGTATCCCCAGTTTGTTTTCCAACCACCACCACATGGTATTAGTTTAGCTTTACCATCATTGTTTGATGTCTGCTGTGTTGGAGCACTGCCACCTGAATCATTATTCAGACTAGCTCCTCGTGCTACACGCCCAGCTCTTGGTGTGTATGAATTTGGCATACTTGCCTCCTATTGCCAGTTGACGCCATTCTCTTTGACATCCAAAGGCAGTTGTATTTCAATACCTTTGTTTAATACATCGGGTATTGTTAAATCTAATTCTTCTACAATACTGTAGACTTTCTTTTTTTCTGGTGTGTATATATCTAACTCCATAGCATCATGAAACTCTAACCAAATACGTGATATTAGATTCTCTTCTCTAAGTCGATTGAATACATAAATAATTCTCATTTTATTTAAGTCAGCACTAAACGATTGAATAGGAAAATTTACAACTTGAGTAGGATTAAGTCTAGTACCAACACGACCATATGGAGAATAAATATAATTTAATTTTTTTGCTTTGTCAAGTAGCCTTTGCTGGTACTCACGTATTCCTAATTTATCCATTGTACTAATAAAACTTTGAACTACATCATCTGCTTTTGACATATCTACACCAGCTTTTACTAGTTGATTTTTTAATCCAAACTCTGAAGAGCCGTACACAAATGCAAAGTTTAATACTTTAGCGTTCTTTCTAGATATTCCAGCTAATTGTGACACTAGTGTGTGCATATCAGTACCAGCATTGTATGCATCAATAAGATATTTACTATTACTTAAATATGCTAAACATCGTAATTCGCTTTGACTTGCATCAACTGTAACTAAATTACCATCATCACCGAATACACTAGAAAATATGGGACGCACGTCAGGAGGTATGTTCTGCATGTTGGGATTACTTGAACTCATGCGTCCCGTAATGGTATTTGCTAAATGTAAATTACAATGTATCAAATCATTCTCATCTGTCATGTCACCTAATTTATCTAAATAGGTGGTTGTTAATTTACTCAGCTTGCGATACTGAATTAACTTATCTACAACCTCATCATTTAATTTACTTAAAGCATCGATACCTGTACTTTTAATTTTATGCTTACGTTTTTTTAACAACTCTAATACTTGTGCTGGACTTGCAGGATTTATTTTATGAATAGTTTCAAACTCACTTAACAATTTATTCTCTTGTAATTTTAATGATGACAATTGTTTTTTTAATTTTTTCTTATCTATCTTTATGCCACCATGGACCATATAAGCTACAGGTAAAATCATTTCCATATCAATAGCACGTGCATATTCCATATGTTTCCATTCGTTCTTAAAATCTTGTTTGAATTTATTATATAAACATAAGGTAGCCCAAGCATCACCACCAGTATACTTTAATAATTTAGGTGAAGGAGAAGTAAAATCATCTATACTGATTTCTTTCCAATAATTTTCTAACAGTAAATAACGCTCCGCAAAATATTTGAGACCACCTTGTCGTAAGTTAAAAACTAACTGGCGTTTTAACAACAGTGTGTCTATGAATTGACAACGAATACGTGTACCAAATTTATCTATAACTCGTCGTACATCTTCCGCTATGTTATGCCCGACTATAGTCATCGACTCATCGATTAATATATTCTCTATTGCCTTTTCAGTGTGGCTGTCCAACACAAACCCACCAGCTACCGTGCCTGCTGCTAGTCCTACCGAATGTGCAATCCCTGTATCAGGATTCCACTCAAAGTCTAACGCTATCAACTTTGATTTAGCTGCTTGCAATAACACTCTAGACAAATTAGTCGTAAGTGGTATCGGTAACAATACGTTGTGAAGTTCATGCCACACTCTATTCAATACCTCCGTAACTGTTGTCTGATTATCAACAACTATTGACGGAGCATTATGTACCTGGATATCTTGCGGGAATCTCCCGCAATATTCCTGCATTGCTTTCTTTGCCGTATCACCAAAAGTTATAACAACATTTGGTTTTATTTTTTCTATGTCTTCGATTAAATACACACTACACTCTCGTATAGATGCAATCTTTATTGTACCCTCAGCTTGTCTACATTTAGTAGCATGAGTTACATACACATTAAATTCTTGTAACCAGTTCTTTGATAGTTTTTCTAATGTGTTTAATACTTTACTATTTTTCATTGAACCACTGTGGTCATAAAATTGTGACGGTGTATCCAAAACAAATAAAATAGTTTTATTACCTGATTGTACTTTTTTGTATTTTAATTTATAACTTTTACAATTTTCAAATAAACCACATTTCAAACAATTATCTGGATAACTTGGATACTTCTTCTTCCGTTCTTTGAACGTCATTTATCACCGCCTCACCACGACATACCTTCTCCTGTAACTCACGTAATAAAGCATCTAAATTTCTTACCAATATTCTACGCACTATAGCTTCTTCTAAGGCATACTTAAATTTCAGTCTACGTTTATCATACTCAAGTCCTGTCATTATTTGAGCTGTTACGTCATCAATAAATTTACTCACCATTTTGTAACTCCTTTTTTAGTTTTGTTATTGTTCTATATAAAGTACTTCGGTCGCACTCATAAGGTTTTACATCCGAATCTAGTACCACACTATTTAGACCATGAGCATTAAATTTATCATTAAGATAAGAGGCTACCACTATTGCATCAGGGTCAAAAAATATAATACATGACAATCCATAAGATGCAAGTAGAGGTATTAGAGAGCCTCGTGGGCTAGTACCTAGTAACGCAATAGCATCAAAACCTACCCTATTTACAAACAACCCATCTACTATTGATTCTACTATAATAATAACTCTGCTTCTGTCTGTTATGTTGTCTGTTAGCGATGCGTTTTCAAGAAAAGGACACCAAGAATAATCAGGGTATATATTATTTATAGGCACTGTTATATATTTGTTTTTAGCTTTACGTACAACATTACGTTTTTGATAACCAGTAACTTGCATATCAATGTCATAACATGGTAACACCACTACATCTCCCTTGCCTTTTACAAGATAATTAACAGTAGCGTATTCAAGTATCTGCCTATCTTCAAAAAACTTTTTTACATTATCACTCAACTGATAACTATATTTAGTAGTGTCTAGTGTTGGCGTTGTTTTCTCACGAATATCAACACCACTAATTAGTTCTGTCATCCAAGGCTCTAACTTACCTGTTTTCTTACAACCAAAACAATGGTATGAATCTTCATATATTGCTAATGATGGCGTTCTATCGTCATGAAACGGACAATGAGCCATTGCGATTACTACTCCCATCAAATACCTCCGGGTTAAAATCTGTGTGATGATACCACATACGTGTGCGTTTACTTAATCTCATAGGAGCAGACACTCTTAAATGAAACATAGTCTGCCCTGGTTTTACCATGTTACCAGTTATAAAAATACCTTTATCTAAATCAGGTATAAAACAATATATACAATCAATATTATTTTCAAAATACAATACCTTGTGACCTAGTACGCCTCTGTAATCTTTACGATAACTATTACGCAACGGAATTATAACTTTACTACCACCACTAGTTGGGCACTTACACACTCCAGCATACTTAATTTGAAAACGTAGTGTTGTGTCTTTACTGTATGCAAACGCATCTACGACTGATATGTGTGAGTCTGGAAAAGCTACGTCCCATCCAGGCTTACGTAATATTTCTTTTGCAAACGCATGTTTTGCTATTTGACCACTAAGATTACGAACATCCATATTGTAATTAGCTGGTGATGATTCTGATACTTGCATTTATTCTCCTAAAAAATAGATGTGTTTAGATTTGCAAAGTCAATATCAACTTTGAATACATCTACTGGTGCTGCTCTTCTTGATTTAATTGTAGTAACATTTCGCACCGTATCGTACATGTCACCACCTATACCTAGCACTAAGTCTGTGTGAGCTAAAAGTCCTGCCTTTGCTTCTAACAGTTCTTTTTCACTTGGTAAATTTACATCAGCATTTAGCTGGTGTGCAGTAACTATAGCTATCTTTTTATTTTGAGCTACACGTTTAAGATTCTCAGATATATATTCTAATTGAAATCTTTTTTCTTTGTTTGGCGGTGCATCTAATACACTCATGTAATCTAGAAATACTACATCAGGCATTAAAGAATCTACTTCTACTTCTAACTCAGGTATTCCAAATGAAGATGAACACACGGCATAAAAATCAGGAAACTCATGAGCAGTTGCTATACGTTCTTTTAACATACCCTCAGAAAAATCCTGTACAGAAACAAATAAAACTTTAAGTCCATCTCGTATAGCTTGGCGTACTAGTGATAGCAGTATAGTAGTTTTACCACGTCCACTAAATGCACACAGCACAGCTAGTTCTTCTCTACTTATTCCATAATAAAATAAACTTAACAAGTCGTGAGTTGTGTCAGATATAAATTTACTTATAGGTTTAGCTACTGCTTGTGTTGTAATAGCTCTGACATCAGACGCTACATTTATTTTTTCTAATTTCTTTTCTGGTCGCACTCGTGATTTAAGTACGTCACCTACTTCTTTAAGTTGAGTAAGTGTTTGTAAGTAATGAATAGACCTATACCCTACTGCAGTGGTTACTCGTTCTGACATACCTTTGAGATAGTTAAACTCTGTTGAGTTAAGTTTACCCTTAACAAAGTCAAGTAAGTCCGCTTTGGTAATGTCAGTTTTACTTAGCATCAACTCATCTAACACTATATCAAATGGTGCATCTAATTTAATTTTCTTTACTATAGGTTCTAATACTTGTCGCTTGTCTTTTTTTAATAGAAAAGTCATCAAGTTTAGGTATGCGTTGTCCATTACTCTTCTCCTTTTCCATATAACAATTCATCTCTGTACTCTAACAGCTGTTCAACATTACGTTTTACATTATCAATATTTAAACCGTGTTGTTCCATAGCAATAGCAGAATTTATAATAGCTAATATAGTTATACCTTCTTGCTTTTCTTTTTCTGCTTGTGCTCTGGCTTCAGCATTTTTGTCATTGTAATAGCTCATGTTACTCACCTCCTACTAAAAATAATATTATCAATACTACTAACATAATCTCGCTCATCAAAATTCCTTTGACCACTGTACTAGTTCTAATAGTATGGGCTCTCTTAGATTTTTGACATGTGAAAAAAATCCTATTGGGTCACGTTGCCACCAGTCCCAATACTCTTCTTGTACTTCATCACACTGACATAGCTCGCAATAGTAATTAAATTTTTCTCTTTCTAGTCTTCTTCTTACGCCGTGCAGTGCTAGCAATGTTATCTCCATTCCTTGTTTTTCTTGTTTTTGCATTACTTACCTCCTCACTTTTTTGCATTCGTTCAAAAAACGTTTCATTTCTGTTTTGCGTAAAGTCATAACCTGTTGGTGGATAATATACTAACTTGTAAAACGCAGCGTTCATTCCATTTATTCTATTACTTTTGTTACCCATTACTTTGCTCTCTTTCTATCATAGTCTATCATAGCTTTAAGCACGGCTTCTTTTACTGCTTGCAATGTCTTCTCATCAAGCACTTCACCACCAAAAGAATAATAATCTTTTTCTATGCCATTCTCTATTGTGTTAGCTGTAAATCTAATAGACATAGACCAGTCTGTTGTTGATTTATTCTCCATCTTTGACCTCCTCACAGATATCCCATTGGAATCCGTTGTACTCTACTTCGACATCTTTATGAGAGTTCCAAGTTACTTCTGATACTTGTCTAGAGAACATACCCTTTGCCTCCGCCATGTTATCAGCTTCATAAAACCCAACGTATTCTATGACTTCACTAGCTCTTATTACGAATTTTTTACTCATCATCTTTCTCCTCTCCATCTTCCTTCTCTGGTACATAATTATCATGTTCCAAGTCTTCACGAGCCATAATCTCGGCATCCTTGGGGTCATACCCTTGTTCAAGATACTCTTCGTATCGTGACTCTAAGAATCTTTCGTTGTATTCATTACTCATACAATGACACCTCCCTGTCTTTTTTAATATAACATATAGACTAGTCCTTGTACAATCATTATTAATCCAACAAGAAAAAATACTAGTCCAACAATAAATTGATTTTCTTTTATCCACCTTTCTATTTTTTTCATCACTAGTCCTCCTGTATTTCGTCTACTTCAAAACCATTAGTTGACACTTCAGGTCCTGTCTCATCATAAGTTAACTCAGATGCTATCTGATAGGCTTCCTCTTCATCACTAGCTTCGACAGTGGTTTCGTAATAGTGAATATTACTGAGATATACTTTGTATGTTTTTATCTCTTTGTCCATGTTTACCTCCTTGCGGGAAGTTCCCGCTTATTTTATTTTATCTAGTATCTTGGCTACTTTGTCAAGCTCTGACTTGCTCAATGAATTAAGTCTGTCTTCATTGATTAATTCACCACTAGACCATACATCTAATACTTTAGTTGTACCATCTGGTTTGATATCTAAATCAATTCGCTTGATAGGTTTCTTACCTTTCTTCATTATCTTCCTCCTTTGGAATAGGGACTTCTAATTACACCGATATCTCGTAACCATACATGTACTGCATGACTAGGTATCGGGTCTAGTTTTCTCCTTTTCATCAACAGACATATACATGAGTGCCACCTGACATGACACTCTGCATACTCTGGATAACAGCGTTCTAAGTATTCGTACAAGTCTGCACCAAAATTAAAACTATATGGGTTTGTTAATGGTGTTTCCATAGTATCCTCCTATACTGGTGGTAATTCTTCTAGTTCTACCGCATCTCTACGTAGTATTGCACGTTTAATATTTACGTTGTCTACATAAAAGCGGTACTCTCTGTCACCATTGTCATGCAAACGATGTGTAACTACATGTTTAACAAAGTGATGAGAGTTCTTTGCACTTGTACCTACCCTGACTGCAACTTCACCAGTTTCTTTTACACCGTATGATTTACTGCCCTGGTAGGCACATGAGTTGATTATATTCCATACTGGGTAATGTCTACTCATGTACCAATCCTCCTTTTGTTAGTCTTCAATGTCGTAATCGTGTAGTGAATCTCTTCCAGCATAGTGCTCGTATACTTGTGGAAACAGTTCTATCAATCTTGCATAGTTTTTAATGATAGTAAAGTGTTCATCACGAGTTAACTCTGCCATCTCACGAGCTTCTTGACTGTACATATTATATGAACCTTCGTATTGAACCGCAAGGTATCTATCAAACATGTAGTTATCAATGTGATGTAGTGGTAATTCTTTTACTCTAGGCATCTCACTTCCCTCCTTATTTTAGTAATTTTTTTATTGACTTGATGTCTGCTCTGAGTGCTTCAAACCTTTCATCTAGTCGCATGCGTTTGTGATGTGTGGTGCTTACGATATGAATATAATTATACAATTCGTTAAGCATGTCAGCACACTTCTCTAGTAACTCAGCATCTTTCTTATCTGGTTGCATAATTTACCTCCTATAATTCTGCATCAAAGGCACATTGCCCGTTCTTCATGATACAATCACGAATCTCTACACCTAAACCATACCTAGCGTACAGCATCAAAGATTTGTGTACTTCCTCTGCTGGTATATTGGTTTGTTCTACTATCATTTCATCATTGTACCCATTGTTCTCTTTGAAAAACTTGTCTAACTCAGTTTTGTAAGAGCCCAACATGTCAACGATTTGATTAAGTTTAGTGACAACACCAGACAGATGCTCTTCGCCGAAGTAATACTCTAATCCATCATAATACTCGGCTTCGCCGTACTTTTTCTCGCCATCTTTCCCGTGCTCAAAGTATGTACCTCGAACACCGAAATGGTTCGCATCATTACTACTCTGTACAGCAAACCAGAACTTGCCTTCAATGTCACCATCATAGTATCTACCCATAGGAACTCACCTCCTTTTTAGTATAGTATTATTGCGGGATATTCCCGCTTAGTCAACTGGTTGACCAACTACTGCCAACCACTCGCCATCTCGTTCTACTGCCATTATATGACTGGCATAGATAGAACCCATCTCATCGAAGAAACCTACTTCAGTACCCTTGGTATCAACTAAGACAGTGCGTTTTAATCCTTTGCCCTGTTTAGGTGACTCCAATAAATAGGATGTAATAGGTTGTTCGACACCGACTTCTCTTAACTGAGTAGTCTTTAGCTTATCGCCCTTTACTAGGTCACGATAACTAAGTGTATTGTGGAATTCACTCATGGTATCTCACCTCCATTTGTATTGCGGGAGTTTCCCGCTACTAATTACTAGTTAATACTTACTAATATAATTAAATACTAATAACTAGTATATACTAGTAACTAATATATACATATAAGTATACACTAATATACTAGTAAGTCAAATGACCAGTTGCTACTCATGTTAACACTAGTACCCTCTGCAAAATATTAATAATAACAAAAGTTAAGATTTTATAGTTTTAATTTGCGGGATTTTCCCGCAAAATTAGACAAAAAAAAAGCCCCTTGCGGGGCTTGTGAGTAGTTAGGATTTTATAAATTTTTTAGTTTTTACCGCTGATAACGGTTGTAAAAGCTTCGATATTTTCAATAGCTAACATGTAGATATCAAATCTATCTTGTAGATATTTTAGCCTATGCTGGTCTGGTCTGTATTTTGCATCGGCTAAGATGGATAGTTTTTCAACAACATCTGACAAGATGCTATCATAATCAGGTTGTTTTTCCCCTGATGATTTTCTATCCTCTGGTTTTTTAGCTTCCCATCCTGATTTTTTTGACTCTTCAATTAAGCCTAAATTCTGGATAGATTTTAGGGATAAAGCCATTCCCTTTTTATTAAGCTTCCCGTTAGCTCCAAGCTTTGTAGAGGAACGATAAGCCCTTGAAATTGTATCATAATGATTAGGTGATACTTTCCAAGATTTAACAAGCTTTTTGGTAGCATCATTCCAATCTGTATGCTTAACGGATAAGTTATATTTTTTATCCGCTAAGTATTTGGAATCTTGAACCATAAGCCCTCTTAGTTTTTTGAAGTTAGATTGATATAAGGAATCTCCACGGAGCATTTCCTTAATTGTATTTTGATAATCTTTTAATCTCATTTTGTTTTTATCCTTACCTAACTTACTCACTCTATTAGTATGACTGTTGGAGCAATAATATCAAGTACCCAAATAAAATTAATTAATTGCGGGATTCTCCCGCAGAATTATTTTAATTAATGAATATACATACCTTGTCTGCCGAACTTGTAAAAAATTATTTACCTTTTTTGCACCCCCCCTATATTGCCACAACCTCCCACACCCCTAATAAAAGTACATGGTTTGATTTCCCACTCTTCCTCATTAAAACCACAAGTAATTATTGTATATATAAATATCTAATAATTACGGGCAGTTACATCGCCGCCCAATGCTCACCCAATTGTAAGCAACTAGTGCCAGTTTCTTTTAGTATCATATACTCTAAAACAACTATAGTGTAATATATATGCATATAATAAATAAAACTTGACATTAAGGTTCCTGGGCTATTTATACTAGTATACGGGGTTTCATTTATGACAGAAATGCAATATCAGGAGCTAAAAGATTATTGTTTGCTAAACGGAGCAAAGTATGGTATAAAGAAAATAGACTGCGAGGATATTTTGCATGATGCATGTGTTTACATACTTGAACAGGACATTACACCAAACGATTATAAGTGGTGTGTATCTAAATACATTGGTAAATTTCGTGAAAGACGTAACAGAGAAAGCAAAAGGGAGACACAGTTAGGCTATGAACAATAAATTAAACCAATTATTTCCAGAAGAAGTCGATTATAACAAAAAAATGTGGAAATTTCTCGAAAGTTGCTACTCAAATGGATGGGTTTTACGTGCAACAGGTAGAGAATTAAAGATTGACCACAAAACAGTTAAGAATATACTAGATTCTTGTAAAGATAGTGAAACATATAAAATATTTATGTCTAAAGTAGAAGATACAGTTAAATCTTTTGCAGATGGCGACTTTAGTTCTACTATATTTCAACGATATGAAACAGCATTACAAGAATTAGATGCAAAAATTAAAACGGCGACCAGTAAAAATGACGATAGGTTAGTTATTTCTTACTATAAACTTAAATTAGCTGTACTAAAAGACCAATTGCGTGCAAGTTTAACATCAACAACACAAGAAAATACACAAAATTACTTAAATAAAGCCATAGAAACATTACAAGACGAGGCTTGGGAAGAGTATGGTGAAAAAATCCAATAAACTAGACGTACACAATGATGCAGAATCTAAACATTTAATGAGAGAAGGAAGATATTTACCAGCATGGGTACAAGATAATAAGATAATAAAGAAGAAGGAGGCACTAAATGCCAAAGAGTCCAGCGTGGCAAAGAAAAGAAGGAAAAAATCCTAAAGGTGGATTAAATGCTAAAGGTAGAGCCAGTGCTAGAGCTGAAGGTTCTAACCTAAAAGCACCAGTTAAGTCAGGCACAAACCCTAGACGTGTTTCTTTTGCAGCTAGATTTGGTGGCATGGCAGGTCCATTAAAAGATTCTAAGGGAAGACCAACAAGATTAAAACTTGCTTTGAAAGCATGGGGTTTTGGTAGTAAAGAAGCAGCCAGAGCTTTTGCAGCAAGGCATAAAAAGAAAAAATCTAATAGAGCATAAAGGAGGATTACATTATGCCAATGGGTAAAGGAACTTACGGAAGTACAAAAGGTAGACCAAAAAAGAAAAATGGTATGCTAAAAGGTAAACAAAAAAACTTACCAGCAGGACTAAAGAATAAAATAATGAAAGCTAAGAAAAAGAAAATGGGGATGAGATAAATGCCCTGGTGGTTGTTAAAAATTGTCCCGTCTATATCTAAATTTTTATTTGGCTGGTGGAGTAAACGTAGTGAAGATAAAAAAGATATAGAATTAAAGTCTGCCAAACATGAGATTTGGGTTAAGACTATGGAAGTACAATCAAAAGATGAAGCAAAGAAACGAATTAATAATCCTACTAATTATCTTGATAAGCCTTAGTAGCTGTTCAATTCTTAGTAGTAAAGTAAAATTTGTAAAACCTGAGTGTCCACAGGCTCCCGACTGTAGTAATGCAAGTGATAAAGTAGAATGTTGGGCATATCAGAAACAAAGTTACAAGGCGTGTATTAATTTACACAATAAAGCCTGGGATAAATTAAATGAGTATTAAGCGGGATGTGGCACAGCCAAGGAGACTCGGCACGCCAATACATCCTCGCTTTGGAATATTATGATAAAAGATTGGTGGTTTAAGGACAAAAAAATGTTAGCCTTATGGCACAAAGTCCATAACATGACAGATGAAGAATTTGCAAACTTTGATACAAAAATTAAAGCAGAGTTGTTATATTGGTATGGCAACCTTTTCTTCTTTCGTCCGTACCCTGCACAAAAGCCCATCGTTAACGATAATAACTTTAGTGTGTATGTACATGGGAATAATAGTTCTGGTAAGTCATATTGCAGTGCTGCTGTTACAGCTTACAATGTAATAGGTTGGCACCCACATTATGAAATACAAAAACCTAAATATGGCAACAGAATTATATGGGCATTTAGTCCCTCTTTTGATATACAGAGGACGTCTAGTCAGGTTCACCTTTTTTCTACTGATACGCCTAATGATATAGGATTATTACCATCAATCGAAAGTATAGAAAAACGTGGCGGCAAAGTAGCCTGGGGTAAAAACAGATGCATTGATTTTGTAAAATTTTGGGATGGTACAATTCTAGAATTTAAATCTGCAGAAATGAAAACACAAAACTTACAAGCATCTGGTATTGACTTCTGTTGGTTTGACGAGTGCCCGCCACAAAATATGCATGACGAGATTCTAGCTAGATTGTTAAGAAAGTCAGGCAAAATGATGATGAGTTTTATTGTAGAAGATGCAACTAGCAACTACATACCACAAGATATTTATAAACGACAAGGCGATGATAAAGACACCAGTTTTCATTTTATAGACGTATACGATAATTTATCTCTAGAAAAAGAAGAGATAGAGCGATACAAAAAAAGATTTACAGAAACTGCAATGCATTGGAGATTTAGCGAAGGCGGAAAGTTTCAGCTACAACCTAAAGGTCCAATAGTATATCCTGACTTTAATGAAATGCATGTAGTAGATAATCTTTCAGAACAATACGACCCATTACGAACAGCATGGAGAGCTTGGGACTTAGGATACACTAGACCTGCATGCGTTATATTTCAAGTAGATAAAGTTGGGCGTAAAAATGTATTAATGGCAGTGCTTGGTAAAAATATACAATTAACAGATTTTATTGACCAAGTTGCTACACAACAAACAGAAGCATTTCCTAAATTGTTAAATACAATGGATTTATTGCCACATGATGCAAACAGAAAATATGATGTATCTCCTAATACGAGTGCAATGATATTTGAAAACAAAGGACTACAAACAGATGTAGTCTATGTAAAACGAGACACAAGTGTAGTGTTAGCTAACGAAGAATTAAAAATGTTAGCAGAAGGTATACCAAGAATTCAAATAGATTCTAAACACGCACAACTACTTTGTGAAACGTTATCAAATTATACAAGAGACGAGAATGGTATACCAAAACGAGATAAATATTATGAACACATATCTGATGCATTTAAGTTGGGATTGTATTACATATCTAAACGATTAGTTAATACAGAAGACATTCCATTAAATGAGCCCGAATATTATGATATGCGATTCGGACAAAAAGGCAGGACATTAAATTGAGTGTAAAACCAGAAATAATATTAAGTTTTTTCAACTACATAAGAAATCAAGCAGAACCAGTGTTTACACAAAATTCACAAGAGTGGCGTGAGAACATGCGTTTTTATATGGATGAATATAACTTTGACAATAAATTAGATTGGCAAACAAAAATAAAAGACCCTGTAGTTGATAACTTAGTTGTTAGATTATCTAACTTCTTTGTACGTATCTTAATGTCAACTGACAATAAATATTTTACTATAGAACATCCTAACAAAGCATATCAAGGTGCATTAAATAAATTATTACAACAAGTATTATCAAACAATAAGTTCCCATTAATATTTGGTGATGCCTTAAAATTTTCTTTGTTAACAAGTCCATATTATACAAAAATTAGATATACATATGATGAGCAAACTTTTCCAAGAGTAAATGAAGGAACTGGCGAAATAGAAGAACAAACTGAAATTATGGGTAAAACTTCTGTGTCTGCTATAAATCCATTTAACATTATGCTAGACCCACATGGCGATAGTTATATTATAGAAATGAAAACTGTAAGCCTAGCTGACTATGAAAGATTAGCTAGAGTAAACGGTTGGACCAATACAAATAAAGTAGTAAGAAGCATGATGTACAATGGAGACAATGAAGAAAACCATTTATCACAAGTTAAATTATGCTATGTATATGCAAAATATATTTCGGATAAACGAGGAGCTATCTTAGACCGCAACGTACATTTTATTATAGCAGGAGACGAAACAGTTGTATTCTACGGTAAAAACAATTTACCAAATGGAGCATTTCCATATATAACTGGATTTCCTATGAAAGTATTACAAGGTCGTTATGGTAGAGGTTACATATCGAAACTAAGAAGTTTGTTATCGTCTTATGTAGAAAGCATGAATTTATTATTAGATGCATTTCGTATGTCAACGTTAGGAGTATACGAATTAGTATCTACAAATGTAGAGAGCGGTAAAGCTCATTTGTTTGGGTCTATTACTCCTGGACGTTTGTATCCAGTTACTGCACCAAACACTATTAATCAAGTATATAATCAAAATTTAAATCCTAACGCAACAAATTTATTATTTGTTATAGATAGGTTAATACAAAATAGGTCATTTCAAAATGAGTTTTTCCAAGGACAACCAACAAGTAAGGGACGACCTACAGCACAAGAAATTAGTCAAAAGTCACAAGAGACTGCTAGTTTCTTTACAGACATAGCTAGTGAAATAGAACGTAGTATTATTGAACCATCGTTAGAAATGATATTACATACAGAGTTAATATACATTGATGACCTATCTCATGAACCTATGTATTCACAAGACGAAGACAATCCTATCAAACAATTACTTGGGCTATCTTTTAATGAACGTATGGATATTATTAGAGAAGCTAGAATTACAGTTAGAGGCATATCTGGCAAAGTACTTAAAATGACAAACTTTAACAAACTTATGCAAATTGTAAATGTAATTGGTAACATGCCGCAAGTTGCAGCAGCAATTGACCCAATTAAATTTGTAGAAAGAATCTTTGAGTCATTCGATGAATTACCCGAAGATATCCTAAATATGGATATGTTGAGACAACAACAAGAACAAACAACTAACCCGATGCAACAACCTAACCCAATGGCAAATCCAACACAAGCTAATGGGCAACAAGAAATGTCACCCGAAGAAATGATGGAGGTTATAAACAATGTCAGAAGAAACAACCCAGAACAACAGTGATGATGCAAGAGTAAATATTACTGCAAAAGACGCAGCAGCTAAATTAACTCCACCGGGTGTCGATATGTCAAAAATGACACCAGAACAACAAATGGAGTTAACATCTAATATGGTACAAGCATCTACACTACACGAAAAATACGTAGCAAATATGACACCAGAAGAGGTAGAAGTATTTGATGCATTATTGCTTGCAACACCACAAGATGCTCCAGTAAAAGACAGATTTACTTCAGCATTAGACAAGTTTAATAAAGTAAGAAAGAAAGAGGAAACAAAAGAAGAAACAAAAGAAGAAGCAGGAGAAAAGACTGAACCTACAAAAGTAGCACCAAAAGGTGAAATGGATGTAGCTGGTAGTCCTTCTCCTACACCTGATGGTAATTTATTGTCACCAGAAAATGATGCTCCTCTAGGAGACGACAACGAATATTTTAAGTTTCTAGAGAAACGTTATAGACAACAAACAACCATTAGAAGAAAACAATAATTAATAAAGGAGGTTATTGATTATGCCACAAGGAGCTATAAGCTACTTAAATGAAGAGGCTAGACTTGCTAAAATCAAAATTGATTCTGATATCAGATTTCAAGCTGGTAACATGATGCAGTTTAGAACATTGTCTAAGCCAATTCAATCATATGGTAAAAACAAAGGTTCACAAGTTGAAATCGAAAAATATCAAAAACTCGGTACTGCAACTGGAACAATATCAGAACTACAGTCTTTACCTATGCAAAAACCTAATGTTGGTTTTGTAGTTGCAACAGTAGCGGAATATGGTAACGGTGTATCTTACACTAGAAAAGCACAAACACTTGCGGAATACTCTGTTGATGAAACACTCAAGAAAATATTAAGTATGAACGTTGCTGAATCTATGGATAAGATTGCTGGTGCAGAATTCCAAAATGCTGATGTATTCTATACACCAACATCATCAAGTGCAGGGACATTAGATAAAGATGGAACTGTAAGCACAGGTGCAGGAGCAAGTATAACATCTGCACACATAAGAGACCTTATCAGAAATCTTAAAACTGATAATGTACCAAAATATGATGGGAACAATTACTTAGGTGTGTTCTCACCATTTGCAATGGCAAAACTATTTGAAGATACTGCAACTGGAAGTATTGTAGACTTACACAAATTTGACCAACCAGAATCTATGATTAATGGAGAAATTGGTCAATACTTTGGAATGAGAATGGTAGAAGAAAACAATGTTCTTTCTAACACAATCGGTGGGTCTTCACACAACGGTGAAGCAATTATCTTAGGATTCGAGCCAGTAGTAGAGGTGCTTGCACAAGCAGAATCTACAATGATTGAATCTTGGGATTTTGGTAGATTCACAGGTATTGCCTGGAACGCACTGACAGGGTTCAAAAAAGTTTGGACTAATTCAACTGACGGTGAGTATCACTTAGTTAGAATTCATTCTAACGACTAGGAGGTAAAATAACATGGCTTTTAATAGTAAAGTACAATTTGCTATGATTCCAGTATCAGCTAACCTTGATGGAACAGCTGGTGATGATTTTACTTTCAAAGTGAATCATCCTATGGTAGTTCATAGATTTGAATTCATAGTGCAAACTGCAGTTGTAGCTACGTCTACTGACCCAGTAGTATCATTAGATTTTACTGACACAGTAAACAGCGTATCTAGAGCTGAAAAAGTAACATTGACAGTTCCAAATACTACAGCAGCTGGTGTAACAATTGAAGCGGATTTAACTCCGTTTTTTGTACAAGACACTGACATACTACACTTTGAGAGAAAAACTCAAGGTGCTGGTGGTTCAACAGCTGGTGATGGGTTTTATCTTTTATATTATGAGTTAATTCCTGACGGTAATGGAGTTGCCTAAATGTGGTATAGAGTTCACATAAATAGAGTGCACTTTAATCCATTGGACAAAGAGGGCAAAATTTGTAGAGTTTTGTCCTCTGGTCCTGTATTTAATTGTATGACTGAATCTGATTTAGAATTAGAATTATTATATTTATTAGCAGAACCTAATTCAGAACTTATGCAATTTGTAAAATCATGGACTGAGCAAGACAATGCTTGGTATCAATTAGTGTTTACTAAATTATCAAGTGCTAGCCGTGCAGGATTTACAGGAAACAAAAAAGTATTTAGTTACATGGGATATACATTATGTCAAAGAATAAAAGACCATATTATATTTGAAACTAAATATATGAACATAGGAACTCTAAGTGACTATAATATAGGAGCTCACAGAGACGTAAGAGAAGAAGTTAGAAATACAAGCAATTATAAAATACCTGGTGGAGAAAAAATTAAAAAAGATTGGGTAGAACAAAATGGTGGTAAATAATGCGTAGTGAATTAAATTATGATAGAAGTAACATACGAACTAAAGTAAAAAGTATTATTGGTAGAAATTTTAGTGGTATAGACGATATTATTAATGATTTAATTAATATAGCTGTAGAGCTATTTGGTAATACAATTCAATCAGTATTTGATGAATTTGTATATACACACACAATTTCTAGTAGTGAAATATCTGCAAAAACAGACGAATATAATTTACCAAATAGAACTAAAGTTATATTAGACGCATATTACATAGATGTGTCTGGTAGCGAAGATGTATATTATCCGTTACATATAAGGTCACCAATAGATTTTAACGAATCATCTACACAACAATTAGGTACAACATATGGACGTGCAAGTTTTGATTATGGAACAGATACAATTAAATTTGGACCAGGGTATCAATCATCTCGAAGCACTAGAGCTGACATGACAGGTATACCACAATTAGCATACAGAGTAAACAATGCTTTACATGTATACCCAAGACCAGGTAGTTCTGAACAAGATAATAAAATAAGAGTTATGTTAGGATTATTTCCTGCAGACTTACAATCAGATAGTGATAAAAATAGTATTACAAAAAGCTATCCACAAGCATTAATAACATATACATCTGCATTATTCTGGGGATTACATTTGAATGATGCACAAAGAGCACAGCAATATTTAACAACAGCACAGTTGTTATTATCAAGTTTTGCAAGACAAGACGAAATAAATAAATTAGTAAACGTAACATTAAAGTTACCAAATTAGGAGGACACATGGCAAACGCAATATATCCAAAAGCAAAAGAATCATTCTTAAAAGGTGAGATTGATTTAGTAGATGA